ACAAGAGCAAATAAACGAATTGAAAATAGAAATAGAAAAACTAAAAGAAAGGATTGATAACAAATGATTGAAGACGGAGTAAAAATAAGTGAACTTACAGAAGCTTCTACTATTAACGATAGCGATTTAATTCCTATAGTACAAAGTGATGAAACAAAGCAAATAAGTAAATCACAATTAACAAGACATATAAATAATTATAGTGGAGCAGAAACAATATGTGGCGAATGGTTTGATGGAAAACCTTTATATAGAAAAGTATATGTTTCAAGTAATGTTAATTTTGGTGATTGGACAACTTTTCCTCTTGATAGCACTTATGTTGTTAAAAGGCTTGAAGGATATTTGCATAGAACAGGTAATAAAGTGGACCCGTTTACAGGTGGAGTAAATACTTCTCAAGCACTTTTAATTTATTCTATTAGAACTGCAGGAATAGAAATGTGGATAAGTAATGCGTATCAAGGCGAATTTGAAAATGTTTGTTTCATAATAGAATATACAAAAACTACAGATTAGAGGTGATACTATGATAAAAATAATAAAAGTATACAAAGATAGTAGAATATTAGAAAATGGTACTTTAGATACTTTAGGCTTAGGAGTAAGAACAGATAACGAAGTAGATATACTAAGATTTAAGTTTGACTCTATGCCTAACGGAGTAGCTACTTTAATGACTACTTTAAAAGACTTGAGTGGTGAATATGTTAGCTTCCCATTAACAAGAAATGATGAAGAGTCTAGTTTTGATTTAGTTATTACGGATTTTTTAGTATCAGAGCTATCAATAACTTTTCAATTAAGAATAGTAAATGATACAGAAGTATGGAACTCTTTACAAGCTACACTACAAGTTAATGATTGTTTAGACTTAGGACAAGGTGAAATACCAAGCTCTATAGATAATTGGCTTATTAATGCAAATATCATTTTAAACGATATAGAAAGTGCAGAAAATCAAAGAGTCTTAAACGAAAACGCAAGAACAACAAACGAAAGACTTAGAGTAACTGCAGAAGAAGATAGAGAAGAATATATTGCAGACCTAAAACAAAGAGTAGACAATGGCGAGTTTGATGGAGAGCAAGGCCCACAAGGTCCTAAAGGAGATAAAGGGGACAAAGGAGATACAGGAAGTACAGGAGCAAAAGGCGATAAAGGAGATACAGGTCCTCAAGGTATACAAGGAATACAAGGAGAAAGAGGACCAAAAGGGGAAAATGGTACTAACGGAACTAACGCAACTATAAACGGAGTATCTACTATTAATATAGAAGCAGGAGATAATATCTCTATTTCTCAAAGTGGCAATACAATGACTATTAGTGGAACAGGTGGTAGTGGTGGAACTAGTGATTATACAGATTTAACTAATAAACCATCTATAAACAATGTATCTTTAGTAGGAAATAAAAAGTCAAATGATTTAGGTTTAGAAAATGAAGGACAATCCTTATCTAATTCAGATATTATTTTATTAGGATTAAAAAAAGGTCAATATTTTGTATATAATTCTTTGGGTAATCCTTTAAGAGATTTAAGGTTTAAATTTAGTTCTAGTGATACAAGTTGGGTTGAGTCATATAAAAATTTAAGTGCTTCTTTTTATGTATTACAAGATATAGACGAAAATAGTACAGGTGTTTTGTGTACTTTACTAGTTTGGGCAAGCGACTCAATTATTGTAAGGCTTTTTAGAAGAGATAGAAACCAATCATCAGGCTTAGCTACCTCTGCTAATTTTATTGAATATTCTATGGTTAGTTCTAACAAAGCTCAATCTATTACTGGAAAGAAAACATTTACAATTTTGCCCGAGTCAAGTGTAACGCCAACAACAGACAATCAACTTGTTAATAAAGCTTATGTAGATAATTTAGTAGGTGATATAGAAACTATCTTAGAAGAATTAGATGTCGGAGGTGGAGTATGAGTATAGCAAGTAGAATAGAAGCCATAGAGGAACATATTGAAAATGCTTATGATAGTATAGAAGCATTAGGAGTAGATATAACTGATGTAAATAAAAACATAGAGAACATTTCTACTAGTATAGATGGAATATATGATACTTTACCTAAAGTAACTGGTGAAGGAGAAAGCATAACGCTAGATGGAACTATTAAAGGAAGGCTTAAAACCACTTTAAAAGGCAATACTTCCCAAGATGGCACACCAACACCATCTTCACCTATACCTGTAAATGTAGTAAGTGGGGATAATAGTGTAAGTATATGTGGGAAGAATTTAATACCATTTACAAATCAAGATTTTACTTTAAATGGTGTTAGATTTTACGTTCAAAATGGTAGTTTATATATGAATGGAACTTCAACTAGTGAAACTTTAACAACACACCAACAATTTAAAAATAATTTTTCATTTATTTTAAAAGCAGGAACATATTATTTTTATAGAGGTAGTGCTTTAACAACATTAAGTGTAGCAACTACAATAAAAAAATATGATGACAATACTAATTTACGAGAAAATAACGGAACATTTACACTAACCGAAGATACAAAAGTATATTTAGGTTTTTATTTATACAATAAAACCTTTAATAATATAAAAGCCGAAATAATGTTAAATAAAGGTAATACACAAGAAACCTACGAACCATATACAGGAGCAACATATCTTATAAATTTACCAGAGGGTATGGAACTATGTAAAATACCTAATACTGATTATGAAGATACCTTTATACACGATAAAACATTAGATAAGTGGTATTGGCATAGAGAAGTAGGGGAAGTTGTTTTAGATGGAAGTGAAAACTGGGGAGTATGGAATACTGGTTCTAGTATTTATTTTGGTGCACTTTTAGACGGTTACATTCAATATAATAATAGTCAAGAAACTGATATTAGAGGAATATCAAATTATTTTGCAATATCAGCTAATTCTCCATACCAATCACAAGGAATAGGATTAAGACAAATGGGTGATACATTAAAAAGAATATATTGTGCGATAGATAATACAACAGTCAATTCCTTAAATGATTTTAAGAATTGGTTATCATCACATAATACAAACTTATATTATGTATTAGAAACACCAACCAATACTGAAATAACATATCAACCATTAATAGAACAATTAAACAACTTAGAAAAAGCTATGAGTTGTAACGGACAAACTAATATTAGTCAAGTTAATAATGATTTACCTTTTATTATAAGTACTAGTGCATTAAAAGAATGGGTAGAATAGTAAAGGAGAGTGATTATAATGCTTGATAAATTATCAAAATTAATAGATGTTAAAAGTATTGTTACTTTATTAATGACAATAGGGTATATAACTTTAACATTTACTAATAAAATGACTAGCGAGTATCATAACTTATACTTAATAATTATATCTTTCTACTTTGGTACTCAAATAGAAAAATTAAGAGGTGATACAAAATGAGATGTCCTTTAGATTATATGGGTATAGCTCAAGAATATTCTTTATTACATAAAGGAGTAGACTTAGGGTGGAATAAAGATTATGGGGGATATAACGTACCTGTTATGAGTGTAGCCGACGGAATATGTGTTTATAATAGATACCAAAAAAGTGGTGGATATGTAATAGGCATATATCACCCTCAATACAATATGACAAGCGAGTACGGACACCTAAAAAAGGATAGTCAAAAAATACACGAAGGAGATAGTGTAAGTATGGGACAACATATAGCTATGATGGGAAATACAGGCTCAAAAAAAAATAAAAAGCTTCCTTTTCATTTACACTTTGGCTTACAAAAAGGTAAAGGTTTAAAATATGGAGTCTTAGCTAGATGGGTAAATCCTATAAAATATCTTAATTTGTATGACGGACAAGTAGCAAATAAAGAAACTGCTAAGCTTATCAATCATACTAAGCGTGTTATTGCAAAAGACGGACTTAACGTAAGAAATAAACCTAGTACAAAAGGCAAAATAGTATATACTGCTAAGTACAATTCTCAAGTTGAAAATCACGGAGTTAAAAATGGTTGGGACATAGTAGATAATATTAATAACTATTATTGCTCAAATAACTATTTAAAATAAAAAAAATATGTTATAATTAAGTTGTATTAATCCTCTCTTTACGATTAATACGAGGTCTAATATTTTAAGCTACTTTTAGTAGCTTAGAGGTAGAAATAGCGACGATACTCGAGATAGTCGACCATAGCCTTAGTCAAGCTATATAAACTATATCTGCTTCTAAGGTACTAATAAGTACCAAAAATTATTTGTTAATTTTTCAACGTGCTACTTTAATGGTAGCATAGAGATAGATAAACAAAAGACTTTCTAACTATCCTTTAAGTCTTGTATATCTATTTCTATGGTGCTATTAAAGTACCAATTCAGCTTTTAGGTTTTGTTGTTGATGGCAACATAAAAAACAAAGACTAGATAAACTAGTCTTTTTTTGTTACAAATAATTCTTATAGAATATAGATAGCCACTCTTCTCTAGTATGAGTCAACTCAAAATGAGCTTGACTCTTTTGTTTCCACTCTAAGCTATATTGTATTTCTTTATGATGTTTTCTACAGACTGGAAGCACGTAGCCATACTTAATAGAGTTAAGCCTGTTGCGTCCTGCAAGTAGTTCGTGGAAGTCTTCTCTTTTTTCATTACAGAAGTAACACTTATTTAGATTATCAGTAAAGACAGAATAACGGGTAGCTTCTAACTTTTTTAACTTATCAGTTTTATATCTCATAATCAATCACGTTATATATTATAGCAAAATTTGATTTATTTAGCTAAATACATAATATAAAGTAGTTGGATACTACTCTTTTTGCTTTACACTCTTTACGTAAAGTAATTAATTTAGTATTGAATATAAAAAAGCGTTGTTATAAAATACAGATATGAAAGGAGCGATACTATGAAAGACGAATTAAAAATAAAACTTGATGAACAGACATACATACACGTATTAGTAAGTACAGAATTAAAAAAAGAGCTAGTTAAAGAAGCTCAAGCAAAACAAATGGCTTTAGCTACTTATATACGTATGTTACTACTTGAGAGAAACGATAATAAATAAAAATGAAAACATAAGGAGATAAAAAATGAAAAGATTTAAAAGAATTATTATTTATTTACTTATGGGGGTTGCAGGTATAAATCTAGTTAATGACTTTATTAATTTAATGAACGGCTACACTTATACTTGGCTAGGTTATATTACGGCACTAATTTATGTTGTTATTATAGGAGTTGCGTTAGATATTTTACGAGGTTAGATTATGGCACAAAGACGTATGTTTAATAAATCAATAACAAACAATGATAATTTTTTAGAAATGCCTGATAGTTCTCAAAACTTATATTTTCATTTATCTATGAACGCAGACGACGACGGCTTCGTTGATAACTGGAAAGCAATTATGCGTATGACAGGACATAAAGAAGACGATTTAAAAGTTTTAATTGCTAAACAATATGTAATACCTTTTGAGTCAGGAGTCATAGTTATACGTCATTGGAGATTAAATAACTACTTACAAAAAGACAGAATAAATCCTACAAATTATCAAAGAGAAAAGAGTTTATTAATTACTGATGATAACAATGTATACAACTTGTATACACAGAATAGTATAGATAAGAATAGTATAGATAAGAATAGTATAGTAAAAAGAGCTAGCAAAAATTTTATCAAACCAACCATAGAAGAAATAACTAACTATTGCATAGAAAGAAATAACGGCATAAATGCCGAAGCGTTTTATGATTTTTACGAAAGTAAAGATTGGTTAATTGGAAAGAATAAAATGAAGGATTGGAAAGCGTGTGTGAGAACTTGGGAGAAAAGAACTCAAGATACTAGCACTAAAACGAAAACAGAATTACAACGAGAAAGAAGACAGAAGATTATGGAAGATTGGGTGAAAGGTGAAACAAATGACTAGAGCAGAAGTAAAAGAGCTATTAGATGTAATAGAAGTACACAGGCCTTACTTTACTTCTAGGTTAGGTGATAAAGTCCTTAGCAATCTTATGAGTGAGTGGGAAAGAATAATGGGTCCATATGAATTTGAAGATATAAAAGCTAATTTAGAAAAGTTTTTAAAAGACGAAAGTAATTATGGAAAAGAACCTGACGCTTATCAGTTAATAAGAGGGCTACTTACTATAGAAGACAAAAAGAACGGAAGTAAAGGACAAGTACAATGTATGTTTTGTAGTAGAATTATGAGTCGCTTAGAGATACATAAACACGAAGACAGATGTCGAAGTATTAAGTATATAACTAAACTATACAAGAGATATTTAAAACGTGAAATAGCAGATAAAAGAGCTTTATATGAAATGGACGATAAAGAGTTTAACGAAAAGTATATACACGTCTTAGAAAAAGTTTATCCGTTCTTAACAAGTATAACAGAGAAAAGAAGTATGTCTAACGTGATAGAAACTTATTACGGAAGAGAACCTAAATACACAATAAACGAGGTATACAATGTATCAAATTGAAAAAGATGTTTACTTGAATTGTTATATAGTTTGGGAGGTGCATAACAACTACAAAGTAGATGTGAAGCACGGAAAGACAAAAAAGGAGTGTAAGCAATGGCTAAAAAGCTTAATGATAGCTACTTAATATTCAAAAGAGTCAAAGACGATACAAAGCGTTTTAAAGAATACAACAAATACAGATACAAATGTAAATGTGGTCATAGTATATCAATACCTGCTTTTGCCGAAAAAGAACTATGCTCTTATTGTGGGAAATGGGTATTTAAGAATAAAAGGGACGAGTTTATTTTTAGGACTAAGGAGAAATTAAAAAATGATAGAACTAGATAAAGAGGCTTTAAAAATTTTAAGAAACTTAGAAATAGAAAATATGACAAACTACGAAATATACGAAATTAAAATAAAAGATGATATTAAATCATACATACACTTAGACAAATTACTTACTTGTTTAGAAGATACACAATATAGCAGATATTATGCAGAAGAAAGACTAAAAGAGTTGGCAAACTCAATAGACGGAGGCAAACAATGAACTTATACGAAATAGATAAAACGATTAAAGATGTTATTGATAAAGGTTATTCGTTTGATGAAGAAACAGGAGAAATAACATTTGAAACAGAAGACTTAGACAAGCTAGAGATAGCACTAAGCGACAAGATAAATAATATTGTAGGCTACATTAAAGACTTAGACTTAGAAGCAAAGGCATTAATAGCAGTCGCTCAAGATTATGAAAATAGAGCTAATAAGAAAAACAAGTTAAAAGAAAGACTTACAAGTTATTTAGATAGTTATTTAAAAGCTAATAATATGCTAGATAAACAAGAATATAAAAATGGGGTTGTAAGCTATAGAGCTTCTAAAAGCTTAGCTATAGCAAATGATGTTGACTTAGAAAACTATTTAAAAGGTAGCGAAGAATATTCTAAATACCTAAAAGAGAAAGTAACTACTTCATTTGATAAGAAAGGCTTAACAGACGAAATTAAAAATGGAGCAGATATTCCTTTTTGTGAAATAGTTGAAAAGAAAAACATACAGATTAAGTAGGAGGGTATATGGAACTAGAGGAAATAAAAAAACTATCATTACTAGAAAAAATGATGTTAATTACAAGCGAGGTAAAAAAAGTAACTAAAAATTTAGTAGTAGGAACAGGTAAGTCTTCATATAAAGCAGTAGCAGAAGAAGACATACTAGACGCAGTTAAAGACTTAGAAACTAAATATAGAGTTTACTCATACCCTTGTAATAGAGAGATAGTAGATAGTGAGAAACAAAAAAAGATTGTACTTGATTATGACGGAAACGAGAAAGAGTCAATAACTTATTATGCTAAATTAAAGACAACGTATAGATTTAACAACGTAGATAACAAAGAAGAGTTTTTAGAGATGGTGTCTTATAGTGAAGCTATAGATACTGGAGATAAAGGTTTTGGTAAAGCTCAAACTTATGCAGATAAATACGCTTTAATGAAAGCATATAAAATACCAACAGGAAATGACCCTGACTCTAAACCAAGTCCAAATGAAGAGGACTTAGAGAGTCAAGGACTTACTTTAGAAAAAGCTAAGGCTTACATAGTTAATTACAAAAAACATCAAGGTAAAACATTTGAACAAGTCTACAAAGAAGATAAGCAATATATAGAGTGGTTAATAAACTCTAACAAAGCAAGTGCTATTATCGTTAAATGTTTTGAATTATTAGAAGAAGAACAAAATAAAAACGCTAATACGCCATTAAACGTACTTTTAAAGCTCATAGAAGAAACAAACACACCTGAGTCGAGCATTTATACTCATTTTAATAAAACGTCTTTAAATGAGCTTAAAAATAACGAAATTGAGCAATCAATAAAAACATTACAAAATAAAAAAGCTAGTATGCAAAAAAGCAACGAGCTAAATTTAACAAATGGTGGTAGTTTTAAAATAGAAGACGTAAAGCTAGAAGATAGCGACTTACCATTTTAAAGAAAGAGAGAGGATTAATTTATGAAAGAAGTTAAAAGAACAAATAATTATTCAATGTTTAAAGAATTGAAAGGAAATAGAGAAGTATCTCCAACTAGAATAAGAAAAATAGTAGAAAGTATTAGAAAAGTCGGTTATATAACATCTCCAATTATCGTAAATGAGAAAATGGAGATTATAGACGGACAAGGTAGATTAAAAGCTTTAGAGTATTTAGGCTTACCAGTAGAATATATAGAGCATAAAGGAGCAGGCATAGAAGAGTGTTTATCTATGAATATTCATCAAACTAACTGGACAATGCGTGATTATATTAAATCTTATGCAGATAGAGGTATACAATCTTATATTTACTTAAATAGTTTACTAGATGAATATGCAGATATTAGTATATTAGGAGTTATAATGGCTACACAAGACTCAACTAAAGTACAAAAGAGAATTTATAACGGGGAACTACTTGTTAGTGAATTGCAATACAATAAAGCTAAAGAAAAACTTGATTATTTGAGAGAAGCATTAAATGTTATGCGTCATAAAAATGGTGCTAAGAGTCATTTAGAATTTGCTATATTAATATGCCAAATGATAGACGGAATAGACTTAGATAGATTAAAGAGAAAGCTAGAAGAAAGAAACGCTACTATGAAAGATTGGAATTCTGTAATTACTTGCTTAGAGTCAATAGAAGATATTTACAACGAAGGAATAGGATACCCTGTATTTATTGTTACAGAGTATAGAAAAACACTATATACAAAATTAGCTAAACTTGGTAATGCAGGTAAAGGTTTAACAAAGAGTTTAAAGAACAGAACAAAAGAATAATAGAAAGGAGATAAGGAGGGTTGTTAATAATGTTGATAATGTTAATAACCCTTTTTTCTTATTATGAATTATGAAGTTTTAAGCATAGAAACTGCTTCTAAAATAGGCAAGTATGAAGAAAGAATAAAAAAGGTAATAGAGCTAATATATAACGATTGGTATGCGAAAAATACAATAGATATATTAAGTGTTGTTAGTGATGATATAAGACCTAAAATAGTAAGAATATTACTAGGAATAAACGATAAATAGAAAGAGGATAAAAATGAATTTAATAATTGGAATAATATGTATAATACTATGCTTTAGTGCAGAAGTAATTTTAGAAAGAATATTTAAAAAAGAGGGTTTATATGTGTGGATTGCAGTAGCTTTAGTAACTGCAAATATACTAGTAACAAAACAAGTTGATATATTGAATTTGAGTGTTACATTAGGAAATATCTTGTTTGCGAGTACGTTCTTAGCAACAGATATATTAAACGAAAAATATAGTGTAAAAGATAGTAGGAAAGCTATTAACATAGGAATATTATCAGTTATATTATTTACTATAGCTACACAAATAAGTTTATTGTTTAAACCAAACGGCTTTGATTTTGTAAACGATAGTCTTAAAACAATTTTCTCATTTAACTTTAGAATTAATATAGCAAGTATTACTATGTGTTATTTGAGCAATTTATTAGACATTTATTTGTTTGAAAAAATTAAAAAGAAATTTCCAAAACATCTATTTATTAGAAATAACGTAGCAACAATTATTAGTAATTGCTTAGAAAATTATATATTTATGTTTTTAGCATTTATAGGATTTTACTCATTAAAAGATATTTTTGTAATAGCTACTGCTACTACAATAGTAGAATTATTAATAGCTTTATGTGATACGCCTTTCTTATACTTGGCTACAAAAGGTAAAAGAAATGAACAAAGAATATAAATTTTATAATGTAATAAGTGATGTAATAAAATACAATCAATGTAAAAAAGCAGGAGTCAAGCAAATGTTAGTATCTTATTACTATTTAAAAAACGACTCTAAGCTTTTAAATTTAATTGTTAATGATAATGATATAGAAGTTATAGTTGATAGTGGGTTATTTAGCTTTTCTAATAGTGTTGATATAACAGAAAAAGAAGCTATATTATATTCAAACGAATATATTGATTTTGTTAAAAATTATAGCGATTATAAATGTTTTAAAAGCTTTTTTGAACTTGATTTTGACTTGATTGGTTATAGCTATCACGATTTTGTTAAACCATTTCAAGAAAGACTATTAGCAATAACAAATAAAATAATATTAATTTGTCAAAAGAAAAGAACGATAGAAGATATAGACGAAATGCTTGAAAAAGATGTTGAAACTATCGCCATTCCTTTCTTTTCACAAATAGAAAGAGCATATTTTGACTATCATTTAATAATTGAAAAAGCTCATAACAAAAATAAAAGGGTGCATTTACTAGGTTGCTCAACTGCAGAATATTTAAAGTATGTCGAGCAAAGTGATAGCTCTAGCTGGTTTATGACGGCGGCTATGGGTGAAGAGGTAAGACTAATAAATAATAAAATGCAAACTTTCCATTATACAGAAAGCGACGAAATTGCTAAAGACTATGATACGAGAGCTATTAGAAATGCTATATTTTATTCAAATGATTTTCAACAATTAGTTAATAAGAAAAAAGACGAAAAAGTTGAATTTTTAAGATTATTTTAAAAGAGGAGAGGATTAATATGAGGCAATATAATTGTAAGAATTGTGGTGCTCCAGTAGAGCATTTATATAATCACAAATGCCCTTATTGTGATAGCTTATTAGATTTTAATTTAGATAAAGAAGATACAGAAAAAATAGATTGGCATAACGTAGCACGTATTGAATTTATTGACTCTTATAGAGAAATAATATCATTTGTGCGAGTATTTAAGTTTAAATGTACTCAATATTCTCCAATAGAGTTTATAGAAACAAGTAATAATTATAGCTTAGCTAAAATGCCTCAAAACAAAGATTTTTATTTTGCTATAGGAATAGATGAAGCAGACTTCTATCACTTTAACGACAGATTAGATTGTATAAGACAAATATTATTTGCAAAAATACCTAATAGAGAAATTGCAAATATGGCTTTTTATGACTATATGAGAAAGATGGGATAAAGAGTGAAACAAATAATAATACCTTATGAAGAATATTTAAAATTACTAAAGTGTTATGAAATAGTAAATAAGAAAAGATATAACATTTATTATAATTATGATGAGGAAGATAGAAAAAGAATTATGGTTATTGAAGATACTGAATTACTAGATTTATTTACAGGAGATAAAGACGAGATAGTTGTAAAACGTGGTTAAGGAGTTGAGTAAAGAGTGAGTGAAAAAAGATTACAAGAAATAAAAGATAGTGTTAATTTTCAAAAGGAAATGTTATTAGCTCATAATTTAGGAACTTTGTGTGTTGATGAGGAACAAGAACTTATTGATGAAATAGAAAGATTAAATAATATCATAAATAAAGCAATAGAATATATAGAAAAAAATGTTTGGAGTTGTTATATATTAGATGACGAAAAAGAATTAATTGAAACTGATAGTGAAGAATTACTAGAAATACTAAAAGGAAGTGATAAAGAGTGATAGATACAAAAGATAAAGAAATAGAAAGATTAAATAACAATATAAATAAAACGATACATAGAATACAACTTATTCAAATGGACGGCGAAGTATCTATAAAAGATTTAACTAAATTAGTGAATACACTTAAAGGAAGCGATAAAGATTGATATTTGAAATAACAATATATTACAAAAATAAAGATGATTATATGAAAATTATAAAAATACCAATAAATAGTCAAATAAAAGTATTAAAAGATAAAGATATGTATATTATCACATTAAGTAATGATATAGATACATATTTATATGAATTAAAAGAAGAGGAAATAAATGGTTTTGAAATCAGAAGAATTAATTGATAGGAAGTGCTAAAGAGTGAATAAAGAATTAGAAGAAGCAATAAAATTATTTGGTAGAGAAGATTTATTAGGTGATTATGGAATACAAGATATTGATACAAGTATAGAGGTGTTTTTATCAGTAAAAGATATGATTAAATTTTACAAACAAGGTAAAGAAATAGAAAGGTTAAATACTAATTTAGAAGTAGCGAACGAAGATTTAACAAGAATAGCACAATTATTAAATTTAGAAGAAGGTTGTACTATTTATGATATAGAAGATGAAATAGAAAGATTAAAAAATATCATAAATAGTTTTGATAAATGGTTATTAGGAGAACAAATGATGTTTTATAAATCGAGTGATGGTGAAACACTTATAAGATTTAATGAAACTACAAGCAAATGGTTAGAACTCAAAGGAGCTGATAAAGATTGAAAGAACTATCACTAGATGAAATATCTTTATTAGAAGAAATAAAGTCAAATTGTCTTAAAAAAGGACAATACATAGACGATAAAGCAAAAGATAAATTTAAAATGTTATGCCATTTAGAAGATTTTAGTATAGCTTATTATGAGTTATTAGATGTCATAAAAGAAGTAAGAGAATGGTTAATAGAGAAAAAAGAAACAATAGAACGATTTGAAATATATAAGAGAAAAGAAACAGGAGCTTTTTGGTATACTACATTAGGAGAAATTGAAAAATATTTAGAAATATTAGATAAGGAGAACAACAATGAAAGATAAACCATTAATAGTCATAAGCGAAGAAGCAATAAATCTAAAAAGAGATAATGACAATTTAAAATCTATTATAAAAGAAGTAAGAGAATATATAGAAAAACATATTGCTATGTTTAAGAATGGAGATATATTAGTTGATATGAATAATGATGAACTTTTAGAAATATTAGACAAGGTAGGAAGTGATAAAGATTAATGTACCAATTATGGGCGAGGAAAAGACCAGTAGACAATCAAGAAAGTAATTTTGAATTTATTACTGAATTTGATGATAAAACACAACAATATTGTCTAGTAGACAATTTGGACGAAAGTATCTACCAAGAAGCTATTGTAATAAGTAATGGTGGTTGTGAACTATACGTTGAGTTTGAAAAGCCATTCACTATGAAAATGAGGAGGAAGAATAATGCCTAGATATTATGTCGAAAAAAATAATAAATGGAATATATTTAGTTCTATAGTTGACGATTTTTTATATGATGACTTTGTAGATTTTAATGTTCTAAAAAGTTTAGTTATTAAGGAAGCAGTTGACAATTTAGTAGAAGAAAAAAATAAAGATTTAGATAGTCTATTAACAGGCCAACCTATAGTGAACACAATGTTTTATGAAGACGCTATCGAAAGAATAAAAGCAAGAGAAAATGAGGAGGAATAATATGAAATTTGAACACAAAGATGGAAAAGATTTTGATTTCTTAATAGGAAAATCAATTATAAAAGTAGAAAAAAAGAAAGTAAAAGACGAATATGGTTATTTTGTTGATGGTTATATATTAACTTGTAAAGATGGAACAATTATAGAAATAGCAAAAAATGAAGGTTGTGGTGGTTGTGGTAATGGTTGGTCTAGTTTTGAAGATTTAAAGAAGTTAGAAAAAAATAATAATATTATCACAAATATTGAAGTTAAATATATGCAAGATGACGAATTTACAATGTTTATATATTATGAAGATAATACTATAAATCAATTAAATGGTGATGACGGGTATGGTAATGGCTGGTATGGTGGAGGCTTTTATGTTACTATCAAGAATTTAGAAAACAAAGGAAAGTAATAGATTATATAAATAAAGAAAAGGGGGTAAAGATTAATGGAAGAAATATGGAAAGATATAAAAGGCTATGAAGGATTATATCAAGTTAGCAATTTAGGAAATGTAAGAAAGTTAGAAGAAATAATACCTACTCATAAAATTACTCCATTTATGAATAATAACGGGCAATTAAGAGTTAGTTTGTATAAAGATAAAACTCATAAAAGTATAAATGTAAATAGATTAGTAGCAGAAGCTTTTATACCTAATGAAGAAAATCTACGTATAGTAGGACATAAAGACAAAAATAATAAAAATAATTGTGTTGATAATTTGTTTTGGACTAACATAATAAATTTTAAAAAACAAATAGAAAAAGAAATAGAAGATATATTGTAAAGGAGAAACAATGAAAGAAAAACTATTAAAGATAATTAATCATTTTGGAGTAGACCATCAACAACGAAAACTAGAAGAAGAAGTATTTGAAGTAAATAAAGTTATAACACAAATAGAATACCCAGCAATAGGACATAAACCTGAACAATTAAAAGAAATGGAAAAAGAACATCTTGAAGAAGAAGTAGGAGATGTATTAAATGTATTGTATCAATTTATCGCTTATTATGAATTAGATTTAGATAACATATTTAGTAGTAGAGTATTTAAAACAGATAGAACATTAAAGGAGAATAATATAAAATGAGTGATGAGGAGTTTTACTTATTAGATTTAAAAAGTAAATTTGATAAGATAAAACCTAATACGTATTATTTAAGCTATTCTGGAGGTAAAGATAGTCATTTTCTATATTGGTTTATTAAAGAATATCTTAAACGTGATGATATTAAAATAGTTGGAATTAATACATATATGGAACACCCTGAAATATTACAAAGAATAATAAAAAATTGTGATATTGTTCTTAAACCAAAATTAAACCCGTTTGAAGTAAAAATTAAATATGGTAGTCCTTGTTTTAGTAAAATACAGGACGATTATATAGACAGATACCAAAAAGGGTGCAGAAGTAAAAGCTTAATGATAAGAATTAAAAAAGAAAAGTGGAAAGGTAAAGATGGGCAATTAATGCCTCAAAAGTTTGGATTAAATAAAAAAGCAAGAGAGCTACTACTATCTAATAAACTACATAGAGTTAGCCCTAAATGTTGTTATTATTTGAAAAAGAAAACGGCTCACGATTTTGAAAAAGAAACAGGGCTAAAAGCTATATTAGGAGTAAGAGCTAGTGAAGGAGTATTAAGAACTTCACAATATAAAACTTGTTTTACTAAAGATAAAAAATTTACCCCATTACACGATTTAAACAATGAGCTATTAGATAAAATATATAAAAAATATAATATAGAAATACCAAATGTTTATAAATATACTAATAGAACAGGTTGTATGGGTTGCCCTTATGGTAATCATAGTGGAGCAATAGAAAGAGAATTAAGTTTATTAAATGATAATCAATATAAATTTGTAATTAATTTGTTTAAAGAAAGTTATGAGGTATTAGGAATAGAAACAAGCAGACAATTAACAATATTTGATATAAAGGAGTAGAAAAAATGAGTAAAAACTATGTTGAACCTATGGTAGTAGATGTAAATGGTAATATATATATTTCTGCAGAAGAATACAACAAAGATATGAAAGAATTAAAAGAAAAAATTATAAATTACAGAAAGAGTCTATTACACTCTAAAAAGAATATGGAAAGATTAGCAAATAAAAGCGATACAGATAAAGAAAGTATTAAAGCTTTAGGTTATATAGAAGCCATTAATATATTAACTAAAGACCTAAAGAATATGATTGAGATGTATGATGATAGCGATAATTGAGTGGTTAGAAAACTATAACGCAGAATATGACGTAGCAAGTCAAATTTTATACATACGTAAACCTATGCTAGTATCGGACTTTATTGTATTAAAGAAGATACTAGAAAAATATAGATACAAATTAAAAGATATAATAATAGAAAGTTGGTAATAATATGACAAAGATAAGAACTAAAAATATAAAAGTATATGGAAAACCAACAATAGGTAGAAGCTATAGAGATTTTAACGATATGTTTATTCCTTTTTGGTATACTACTACAAAAAAAGAAAAATTACCTAAAAGATATATAATTAACAAAGGAGCTACTATACTATTTTGGAGTGATGATAAAAGCGATAAGACTATAGTTAAAAGAAGTAAAGACGATAAATACGACAAAAGGCTTGGCTTTCTAACTGCTTATTTTCAATACCATAGTGGCTTATCTAAAAATAAAGCTAACAAGTATTTAGATAATTTAGAAGAAGAGAAGTAACATTGTTTATTTCTCTTTTTTTAATTATAATAAAATCAAAAGAAGGAGGGTTGATGTATTATAATTATGACAAGGGGTAATATTAAATGATAAAGCTAGGTGATGTTTTTGACAAAACTTACAGACAAAGAAAAAAAGAAAATTATTGCAGATTATATTGATTGCCAAAATTATAGAGAAGTTGGTAGAAAACATAATAGAAGCTATGAAACAATTAGGCGTGTTGTTAATAATGATAAAACGATAAGTAAAAAATTGACAGAAAAAAAACAAGAGAACACTTTAGATACTTTAGAATACATTATGTCTTTGAAAGAAAAGAAGCAAAGAATATTAAATAAATTGTTAAATGCTATAGAAGAGAAAGCTACAGATAAAGAAAACAAAATAAAACAAAATACAAAAGATTTAGCAACTGCTTACGGAATTATACTTGATAAAGATATGAAGATACTAGAGCTACAAAGAGGAAGTAGTGCAAACCCACAACTTGCCAAAGTTGATGAGCTATTAGCTAAAATAACAGAAGAGGCAAACAATGAAACTACTAAGTGAAAAGCAAGCAGAGTTTGTAAGAAACGCTACTCATAGATACAATTTTAAAGTAGGAGCTAGAAGATGTGGTAAAACTTATTTAGATAACTTATATACAATACCTAAGCGTATAAGAGAAAGAATAGGGTTAGACGGTTTAACGTGTATATTTGGAGTATCTAAAGGAACTATAGAACGTAACGTATTACAACCATTAAGACAGATATACGGACGTGATATGGTAGGTACTATTAGTAGTGATAACACAACTTATTTGTTTGGCGAGCAAGTTTATTGCTTAGGTTGTGAAAAAGTAAATCAAGTATCTAAAGTACAAGGTACTTCTATTAAGTATGCGTATGGTGATGAGGTTGCTAAGTGGAACCAAGAAGTGTTTACAATGATACAAGCTTCTTTAGATAAGCCTTACTCTTGTTTTGATGGAGCATTGAACCCTGAAAATCAAAGCCACTGGCTTAAAAAAGATTTTCTTGATAGAGTCGAAGAAGATAACTTAGATGTTTACGTACAACACTATACAATATTTGACAATCCGTTTTTACCTAAAGAGTTTGTTGATAATCTATGTAAAGAATATGCAGGTACAATTTATTATGACAGACTTATCTTAGGTTTATGGAAAAATGCAGAAGGAATTATATACAGACAATTTGCAGACAATCCAAGTTTATATATCAAAGACGAAGCAATAAACGAACACGGAGAAAAGCTAAACTTTTTAATTGTTAGTATAGGTATAGATTATGGAGCTACTAAAGGCGAAACAGAATTTAAAGCAACAGGAATAACGCCTTACTTTAAAGAGGTATGGACTATAGACGAAATGAAGCTAACAGGCTTACACTCACCTGAAGAAATGTACGCTAAATTTGTAGAGTTTTATAAAAGAGTCATAAAAGATTATGGGAAAGTAACCCATTGTTTTGCAGACTATGGGGCTTTAGGGCAAGTAATAACATACGGGCTTAATAAATATTTACAAGAACACGCAATACCTTTAAAAGTACAAGATTGTATTAAAGGGCGTATTGTAGATAGAATAGAGCTTGATTGTCATTTATTTGGGCAAGTACGACGTTTTATACTAAAGAAGTGTAAATACTTAATAGAAGCATATACGCAAGCTTTATGGGACGAAAAACACGAGGACGAAAGACTTGATGACGGAACAACCCCTGTAGACGACTTAGATAGTGTTGAATATTCTTTTTTCCCGTTTTATGATAAGCTTATGCAAAACATTAAAGGAGAATAAGTATGCAAGAAATATGGAAAGATGTAAAAAACTATGAAGGAATATATCAAATTAGCAATTTAGGAAATGTAAGAAGTTTAGAAAGATTAGATAATAAAAACAGAAGGACTCACGCTAAAGATATAACAAGTAAAAAAAGTAAAAATAATTATAAATTTGTTACATTATATAAAAACGGAAAAAGTAAAATGTATTTAATACATAGACTTGTAGCAGAAGCATTTATACCTAACCCTAACAACTTGCCTCAAGTAAATCATATAGACGAGAATATAACAAATAATAAAGTAGATAATTTAGAATGGTGTACACCAAAATATAATTCTAATTATGGTACTAGAAATAAAAGATTAAGCGAATTAAAAGACAAATATAAAAAGAAAGTAATCAGATATAATGAAGACAAAACAGATGTTAAGATTTACTCAAGTGTAACAGAAGCAAGCAAAGAGCATTATAATAATACTTCTCATATAATAGCGTGTTGTAAAGGAAAAGAGAAAAAAGCATATGGGTATTATTGGGAATATCTAAAGGAGATGTAATTATGACAAAAATAAAATGCTTAAAATGTGGAGATATAATTGAAGGAGATAAAAAAGGAACGTATATAGAGTGTAAATGTAAAAACATAGCGATAGACGAAACGGAATACTATTATAGAATTATCGGAGATTTAGAAGACTTTGAAGTAGTAGAGCCTATAGAAACAAGAAAAATGTTTGAAGAAGAAAAACAACGTAGAGAAGAAAAAGAAAATGAAGAAGCTTGAATGGTATGCAATATGCTCTAAAAGTGCTATAGGAAGTAAAGACAAAGCAGGTTTAGAATATATAAACGTAATAAGAGATAATCATATAGAAAGCGTTAAAAAATTAATAAAGAAAAATGCAACTTATGACGAAATAAAAAAAGATTTAGATAGTTGGTTTATGCACGATTATTGGAGTAAATGCGAATATGAAGTAATAGTATCTAATTGGGTAGGTTATGACTTTGAAAGAAAAATAGATGTGTACTATCAATTACAACCAAACTTAGACAGAATAACAGAGTATATGATAAGAGAACTTGCACCAAGAAAACATAAACAAATATTAAAGGGTAATACTAAAACTAACTAGAGGCTAGTTAGGTGATTAAATGAAATTAGACGATTTTTTACAAAAAACTTATGGGTATAATCCTGAGGTAAGAAATGATATACAAACTTATATAGACCAATGGAAAAGTTGGTATGTTGGTAATGTTAAAAATTTTCATAACTACTATATTTATAATGGACAACGTAAAGTAAACCAAACAAGATATACTATGAATATGGCAAAAGAAATAAGCGAGGATTGGAGCGACATTAACTGGAGTGAAAAGTGTAAAATATCTTTAAAAGATGAAAAAGCCCAAAAAGACCTTGACGATTTAATTGATATATTAGACTTATACGTACTAATAAATAAAGCAATAGAAAAAGCAGGAGCTTTAGGTACTTCTGCTATTGTTACAAGTGTTTATGACATAATAGAAAATAACGACTCTATGACTTTAGATGTAAGCAACGCTAAAACTAGAATAGAACTAGTAGACGTTGATAATATCTACCCACTTACTTGGGACAATAAAGGTATAACAGAGTGTGCTTTTGCTTCTAGTCAATTTATAAAAGGAAAAGAATACGTTGTATTATCAGTACATAAAAAAGACGATAACGGGCAATATGTTATTATCAATCATTTATTTCAAAAGACTAATGGAACACTAACAGAAATAGAGCAAGAAGACACTATAAAAGAATTCCCTACTAAAAGTGATGTTAAATGGTTTAGTATCTTTAGACCATTACTAACAAACAATTTATTTGCTAATAGTCCTTTTGGAATACCACACTATGCTAATGCTATAGATAATTTAAAAGCCGTTGACATAGCTTTTGATGAATTAAAGAACGAATTACTACTTGGAAGAAAAAGAACCTTTGTAAGAGCAGACTTATTGTCTTATGATGATGGAAAGCAAAAAATGACTTTTGACCCTAACGATATGAGCGTATACGTATTACCTAAAGGAGCAACTGCAGAAGATTTAATACAAAGTGAAACAGACGAGTTAAGAACAAATCAACAAATAGCTACACTTAATATAGAATTAAATATGTTAGGTAATAAAGTAGGGTTTGGAGAAAATCATTATCACTTTGACGGAACTAATTTATCAACTGCTACTGCAGTAGTAAGCTCTAATTCTAAACTATTTAGACGTAAAAAGAAATTAGAAATAGGCTACGAGTCAAGCATTTATGATTTAGTACAAGCTATAGCTTATGCTTCTACTACTTTTGGAAAATATAATATTAATACAGACGATATGGTTATACAATTTGATGACTCTATCATAGAAGATAAAGAAGCAGAAAGTAACAGAGCATTAAGAGAAATAGGAGCAGGAGTATTAAGTAAAATTGAATATCGTATGAAGATATTTGGAGAAACAGAAGAAATAGCTAAAAAGAAAATACAAGAGATACAAGAAAGTGAACCAACTGCAGAAGAGCTAGTAGGAGAATAGTTAAATGTTAAGCGAACAAGTTATAGAACAATTAGTAGAAGTCTTAGTAAGGCGTATAGAAAAAGTAAATACTTATACACTTAAAAAAATAGCCGAAGCTATTAAAGAGATAGGAGATGTTCCACCAAGTAGAGCTTACGACTTAGCTATGATATTAAAATATGGTGGCGACTATGACAAAATTGTAAAAGAGATAGCGAAAATAACAGAGCTAAACGAAAAAGAAATAGAAGAAATATTTAAAAAAGTGGCTAAGAAAAATTTATCCTTTGCGAAACAATTTTATGACTATAGAAACATCAAATATATTCCTTATGAAAAAAACTTAGAGCTTCAAGCTCAAGTAAAAGCTATAGCTAAAATAACTCAAGATACTTATAGAAATTTATCTAACACTTTAGCATTTACACGTAAGAAAAACGGAAAAGTCATAACAACTTCTTTAGCTCAAACGTATCAAGATGTAATAGACGAAGCAGTAACAAGTATAATACAAGGCAAAGATAGTTTTAATTCTGCTATGAATAGAGCTATAAAAGATTTAAGCTTTAGTGGATTAAAAACAATAGATTGGGAAAGTGGTTATTCAAGACGCTTAGACTCTAGCGTTTATATGAACTTACGAGGAGCTATACGTGATTTTTCTATGACTCTAAACCAACAATTTGGAGAAGAATATGGAGCAGACGGAGTTGAAATAAGCGTACACGATAAACCGGCACCTGACCACGCAGAAGTACAAGGAAAACAATTTAGCATTATAAGACCTGATGGGACTAGAAGTATTACTAGACATTTTGAGGGCGAAGAAGTAGACGAAAACAATATGAGCGAGTTTGAAAAATTCCAAAGCGATAAAGACGCTTATAGCTACGATAAAACTTTCTTTCCTGCTATATCGAAAGAAACAAAGCACGATAGAAGAAGCATAGGAGAATATAACTGCTACCACTATACGTTAAATGTTGTCTTAGGAATAAGTAAGCCACAATATACTCAAGAACAACTAGACAAGATAAACGAAGAAAACAAGAAAGGCTTTACACTTGACAGGAAACACTATACACTTTACGAGGGTACACAATTACAACGTAAAATGGAACTAGCTATTAGAAGACTAAAAGATAGACAAACAATGGCAAAAGAAAGTGGGCTAGAAGACTTGGCTACACAAACAGATATAAGAATAACAGAGCTAATTAATAAATACATAGAGCTTAGCAAAAAGAGTGGACTTCCTACTAAAATGGAAAGATTAAGATTAAGATAACTTGTTAAAATACAGAAAATATTATATAATTAAATTGCCTCTAGTAGGTAAGCCCCTTTATAGCGAGAACTAGTATTAGTTCTCTTTTTGTATTATAATTTATGTGAGTAAGAGAGAAAGGGCGTTGAAATATGATAGAAAAAATCATAACTACAATTATTACTTTTTGTCTTACTACTGCTTTAGGGTATTGTCTTAGTTCTTTAAAAAATTATAAGGAAAATATAAAAAAAAATAGAGATAATGAAAAAATCCAAAACCAAGCATTATTAATGCTACTTCAAAATACTCTAACAAATACGTATTTTAATTATGAAAAAGAAGGAGAAATACCTGATTATGTATATAAAAATTGGTTAAATCTACTAAAAGCTTACGAAGCATTAGATGGTGATGACTATATACATACACTAGCAGGAAAAATGAAGGGTTGGAAGATAGTTAAAACAGACATATTATAGAAAGGGGGATAATATGTTGAATATAATAGTTCTTATGTTTGAAGTATTATATTATAGCTTATTTATGAAACTTACTAGAAGAGAAGGTAAATTTTATAGATATATAATACTATTTACAATAGTTAGTTTGATAGTAGCTATAACAAATGTGAAAAGCTTTTATGCTTATATGATTTTTGTTTTATCAACTTATGTTGGGTTAAAATATATTGTTAAATCAAAAGTAAGTTTTTACGAAATATTAGTTATAGTAGCTATGCTACTACTAAATTTAGTAATAGAGCTTCCAGTATATCTTATTGCATATAAATTGTTAAATATTAGTAGATTTATGACAACAATTATTTTTGATATAATAAAAGTGATTATTGTTATATGTTTAAAGAACTATCTAAACATAATCTATTGTAAATTTATGTTATTATGGAAGAATAATAATTTTTATATAAGATACTTTACAAGTATTATTGTTTATTTATACGTAATAATAACAATTATTTTACTAATTTTGTATAGATAGGGAGTGATTAAAAATGGGAGATTGGCCAGGAAAATTATTTTTTGGAAAGAAGAGATAATTTATGTTTGATTTAGATAAACTATCTTACAAAGCTTATGGGAACTTAGTTATAGTAGTGTTACTTATAATAGCAACTCTTTTTAACTTGTTCCCTTTTTCTTTAGTAGGATTGATATTATGTATATTACAGATACCTTTATACTTAGTTGTAAGAGCTAATTTTGAAGAACCGATACACGCTATAGGTTTAAATATTTGTTTTGTAGTAACGATACTATTCTTTATACTTTTGTTTATTTGTATAAAGAGTATGATGTTAGTTATTTGTTTACCTTTAGTAATAGTATTTTCTATAGTTTTAACAACTCTAGGTTGTTACGTAACAAGCACTTTACCTAATAGAATAGAAGACAAAGGTAAACTATTCTTTGGTTATAAAAAGCATAACGAGAGCAAATACGAAAAGTTAATAGAATACATAAAGTTTAATGGTATTGACTCTAAGCTAATAGAAGCAGAAGAAAGACTAAAAGAGTTAGATACGCAAATGTATCTATTCTATAAAAGAAAATTTAGAGAAGATAAAACTTTTAAAGAGATAGTAGAAGAGTTTGATATAGACAATCCACGAATAGTAGAAATACTAGACAAAGTATATTTTTATATGATAGGAGCATTAAAAATTTAATGCTTCTTTTTTTATGCCTTAGTCTGTCTAACAATAAAAATTTTAATTAGATAAGATTAAATTACAAAGGAGGGTACAATTAAAGTTTAAAACACTTTTAACGTACTCTTCTTTGTTTTTTTAGGGAGTGAACTTATGTATAACAATCCATACAACGCTTATAATCAACAAGCTAATTTAGAAAGAATAAATACTCAAATAACAGAGTTAGAAAAGATAAAACAACAACTAACTCAAAACTCAATACCTCAACCTACAAACCTTACTCAAAATTTTCAATTAGCACCTACCAATCAAATATCTATGAAATACGCCAATTCAATAGAAGACGTAAAGAAAGAGATAGTAGTAGGAGATACTCCCTATTTTAGTAGAGATTTAAGCGTTCTGTGGATTAAAAATACTAAAGGCGATATAAAAGCTTACGAGCTTAAAGAAATAGTACAGAAAGACGATAAAGACTTAATGATAGAGTCTTTACAAATGCAAATAAACGAAATGAGAAAGGAAATAGCTAATGCAAAACCAATTATTGCAGATGTTGTTGAACCAACTGAAAGCGAAGAACCCACAAATGTTCCAATTCATAGAGCAAGCAAGACAAAACAAAAATGACCCTCAAGAGATATTTAAGCAAGTAACGAGTAATTATACAGAAGAACAAAAAAATGCTCTTTTTAATAAAGCTAAACAATTTGGAATAGATGATGATGTTATAAACAAATTAAAGTAAGGTATCAAATGCTATAAGCATTGATATAAAAAGAATAGAAAGGAGAAAGAGTATGAACGGAAATGGTATACAACCAACTATAGAGCTTGCTACCAATAATGGACAATTCCCTTACGCTTATCCCGTAATGTATGGAAATGGTGGCTTCGGTGGTAATAGTGGCTTTTGGGGAAGCGACGCTATTTGGATAATCATACTATTAGCATTGTTTGGTGGTTTTGGTAACAATGGTAATGGCTTCGGTGGAGGATTTAATAATGACTTCGCTTGGCTATCTAATGGACAAAAAGACATTATGACTCAAACCAGTAACGGATTTAACTCTTTGCATTTAAGCGACCAAGTTGAAGGAGTAAGAGATGGTATCTATAGTCTATCAAATCAACTATGTAATTGTTGCAACGATATGACACAAGTAGTATCAAACGGCTTCGCAAATGCAGAAGTATCTAACAACGCTAGACAAATAGCTAATATGCAACAAGCTTTTAACAACCAATTAGCAACTTTACAAGGTTTTAACTCTTTAGGAAGTCAATTCGCCGATTGTTGTTGTGAAAATAGATTAGGAATAGCTAATCTAAACTCTACTATCTTAGCAGAAAATTGTGCAGATAGAGAAGCTTTAAGTAATGGAATTAGAGATTTAATCACTAATCAAAATGCAGTAGGCCAACGTATTCTTGACCAATTATGTCAAGATAAGATAGACGCCAAAAATGAAAAGATAAACGACTTGCAACGTGAAATCCTAATGAAAGACTTACAAGCTAGCCAAGTACAACAAACTGCTACACTTCGTCTAGGACAAGAAGCAGAAGTAGACGCTTTATATAATAGACTTTCTAATTGCCCTGTGCCTAGCGTACCAGTATACGGAAGACAACCAATATTTACTTGCAACAATAATGGTTGTGGTTGCAATGGCAATTATCTTTACAATTAATAGCATTGGTCTATAAGACTAACTCATTATGAGAACTTGCTTAACATTTGGAGATAGACAAGTTCTATCTCTTTTTTTATAGAAAGGAGAAAAAACAATGATACAAGCTTTACAAATAACACCTGAAATATTAACAAGTAATACAGATAATATTAATTTTGACATAGTAGATTTAAGAGGAAGAAGTGCTAATTGTTGCGGTTGGCTTCAATACAATCAAGGTGGAAGTGATTTTACTATCTTAGGTGGTGGAACATTTGAAATATCTTTTAATGCCAATGTAACAAGTGCAATGGCAGGACAAGTAGCTTTAGCATTAAAGTCCAGTACAGGAAGCGACGTAGAAGGAACTGAAATGGACGTAGAAGTAACAACTGCAGATGTTTATACAAATGTATCTTTTACTAAACTATTAAGAATATGCCCACGTATTAACACTACTATTAGTATTGGCTCATTACCTGCTATAGGTGGCGTAACTCCTGCAGTGGCAACTCAAATACCTACTATCAAAGACGCAAATCTTATTATTAGAAAAGTGGCTTAATGAATAATATAGAAAATTTATCTTTGGTTTTACAAGCTTTAAGCTTAGAAATTTTGTTTAAAGATTTTAACAATACAGATTTAATGCAAGAATTACAAAAACAAGATACAGAGTATTTTGAAAAGATAATAAAGCAAAATGACGAAATAATAAAACTCTTAAAGGAAAGGAGTAAAGCAGATGGAAGAACAGATTGATGATAAAACGATTAAAAAAATGGAAGAGTCAATTAAAGATATTTTAGATAAAGGACTTAATACAAGTAATATAGATAACTTATTAAAACTATCAAAAATAAAACATATGGCAAAGGAGGACAAAGAAATGAACAACGGAAATTATAGAGGTAGAGGACCAGGCTATAATACATATGGAAACTATAATGACTATTCTTACGGAGCTAGAGGACGTGATATGAGATATAGAGGCGACGAGCATTTAGATAGAATATCAGGCGAGTATAATAGATACCAAGAAAATCGTTCTAGGTATGGAGCTAGTGAAGAAACAGATAGAAGTTATCATTATATGATTAAAGCTTTAGAAGACTTTATCAAAGTATTATATGAAGAAGCAGATAACGAGCAACAAAAACAAATGTTAAGAGAAACTTTACAAAGAAGTATGATGTAAAATGTATAAGTACTATAATAATAACGCTCTAAACAGATACGAGGAGGATTGTGTTATCCGTGCCATTAGTTGTGCTACTAATAGAAGTTGGGACTACGTATACGATTATTTAAGCGATTTAGCTCAATATGAAGGCACTTTATTAGATAAACGAGATTTTGTACGTAACTACTTAGATAAGACGTATATGCGTCTAAAAAACGTGTTTGGAAGCGTTGGAGAAGTAAGTGGTATGTTTCCTAACTCTACGTTGTTAATATCAGTACCAGGACACTTGACCTGCTCTAAAAACGGCATAATTTATGACACGTTTGACCCTAGAAATGAAGAAGTGGAGAGCGTTTGGCTTGTTAAATAAAAGAGTGTTTTTTGCACTCTTTTTTTATGATATACTTTAATTAGGTGATACATTATGAAAATTGCCATAGATAAAAATAACTATAATTTAGTTAAAATGAGTAAGAGAAATGAATATATCTATGTGTTTGATGATACAGAAAAATATCAGGACATAAAGAAGACAAAGCTACACGCCATACATAAAAATTATATGGATTTTGTAGATATTAATTTGACTAGTTATGATATTCCTTGTATTAAAAAATCAAATATAAACGAGCAGGATTATGATGTAATACCCGAAAAAAGAGATTATAAATTTGCAATAATAGTACCTAATTGTAACAACGATAGAGGCGACTATAAAGGTAAATCTTTTTTAAGAAATTGTATAGAGTCAATATTAAATCAAACATACAAAAATTTTAAATTAATTATAGTCGATGATTGCTCTATAGATACATCTATAGAAACTATACAAAGTTATAAAGATGATAGAATAGTATTAATTAAAAATAAACGTAAAAGATACAATGGTGGCTCACGTAACGTAGGCATTGACTATGCTTTAGAAAATATTGATTTTGATTATTTTTGTTTCTTAGATAGCGACGACTGGTGGAAACATAATAAAGTTTTAGAAACAATTAATAATAGACTTTATAATTGTGAACTAATGTTACTAGGTATGGAACTAATAGACAAAAATGGAGTCTTTATGACTAAGTATCACGAGTACGCTAACTATGAAGACTTTTTCTTATCAGATAGAAAAGTATGGTGTACTGCTTGGGCAAGAGTCATAAGAAGAGATAAAATTGTATATTTTTGTGAAGATACGCTAATGGAAGATAGAGTATGGAGTTATAGACAAGCAGATAATATTGACTTAGACAAAGTAGTTAATTTAAAAGAAGTTTGTTACGTATGGAACAGAACTAACACGACAAATAGTGTATCTATAGTAAGAAATAAATATTGGGACGCTTCTGCTTGGTGTCATATAGGACATCAATTACAATTAATAAGTCAATTAAAACATAAAGAAATGATACCAATATTAGAAAAAAGAGTAAAAGAGTGTATTAGGAAAGTGAATAACGGAACTTATCAACAATATTAGAAAGGAGAGATATTATGATAAAATGTGAAGTTATTGAAAATTTTAATTTAAAGGATTTTGCTAAACTTAAAAATATTCAAAGAGTAGCAAAAGACGAAACAGGGAAACTTTTTGTAGGAGATAAGTTTGAGTGCGACGAAGCTATGGCAGACTACTTAACAGGTAACAACGTACTTAACAAAGTAGTAGTAAAAGTAATTGAAGTTGTCGCAGAAAATGAGCCAACTATAAAAGAAGCTAAAATAGTTGATGACTTAGACGAAGTTTTAGAAGAAGAAATAAAAGAAACTAAAAAGTCAAAAAGTAGTAAAAGAAAAGCTATGTAATATTGACAAAGTAGTAGTATAGTAGTATACTACAATTAACAATTTATAAAAGGAGTGATTACAATGGCTAAAAATGATATTGGAGGAGTTTGGAGAACAATAGGTGGTCGTAGAGTCTTCATTAAAGACGGACAAGACTTAGCGAGTGCTATGCGTGAAAGTGGTAAGTTTAAAACAGCAAAGAAATTTAGTAAAAGAGAAGAACTAAAGAAAGATATAGCTCATCAAGTAACTGAAGCCGAAAAGAATGGAAATACAGCTCACGCTGAAATAGGCAAAAGAGAATTAGAAAGATTAAACAACGAAGAAAAAGAACAAGCTGTAAAAGATTATGAAAATGGCAAAATAAGTGCTGATGAAGTACTAAATAAATTCTACGGCCAAGAAGACAAGATGAAAGAAACTTTTGAACAAATGGGTTATACTGCTCCAACAAAAGAAAACATAGACAAAGCAAACACAAGACACGAAGAATTTATGAAAGATTTAAAAAATAAAGATATTGAGAAAGATAGTAAAGCTAAAATGACGACACCTTTAGGCAAAGAAGACGACACTGCTAAGCTTCCATATGAAAAAGGTGAAAAGTATCGTAATAGTATAACTGAAACTGCAAAGAACTCTAAAGAAGACAGAATGGCAGGAGTTAAAGAACAGGACGAGAGAATAAAAAAATCTTATGAAGAAGCTAAAAAAATGGGTATGAGTAATGAACAAGCAACTGCTAGTGCATTAAAACAAGAAAAAGATTATCAAGCTTTAAAAGAAACAGAAAAATCAACTAACGATATAATGAACGAAAAAATACGTAGTAGAGGTAAATCTAAAGTTGAGGAAGAAGATTTACCTAAACGTACTGAAATAAAAACACAAGGTACTTCTAATAGAAAAGAAGTAAGCGAAAACATACAAGCTCACATACTAGACTATTATACGGAAGATTACACAGGAGAAAAAATATCTCCATCAGAGGCGTTTGTAAGACAAATGGACGCTATGGGCGAGTCTAATATGTGGAGAGCAGGACAAAAAATAGCAGAGGGTGGAAGCTATTTGATTTACAATAGCGATATGGCAGACTTCTTAAACGAATTGAAAATTAACCCTAAAGGTAAAACATTTAGCGACCAAAAAGCTTTTGAGATGTATACATCTTTAGTTGGTAGAGAAAGTGCTAAGTTATATGAAAGAATACAAAAAAACTCATATAATAAATATTTAAAAGCTCACCCACTAAGTAAAATGTCATTTGAAGAATTTAAAGAAATGAATAAGAAATAAGAGCTACATAGCTCTTTTTTTAGTGCATTGATTTTTTAATAATATTAATTTATACTTTAGTTAGAGTTCGACAAGAACATCTATAATTTTGACACACGTGTTGGCGAGAACACGAAAATTAAGCGAAGGGAGAAATTATTTTTATGAGAGAATTTTTGAAAGGACTAGACTTAGACGCAGAAACCATTGATACAATAATGGCAGAACACGGCAAGTATATAACTGGCTTAAAAGAAAAAAACGAAGAATACAAAGATATGGTATCTAAGTATGAAGAAAACATTAAGCAGTTAAATAGTGCTATAGAAGAAAAAGACAAGTCTTTAGAAAACTACTCTAACGTAACAAATGAAAATAAAGACTTAAAAGCTCAATTACAAATGAGCAATAGTAACGTAAAAAAAGAATTTAGTAAATTTGTTACAAATGAGGTTATGAGTCAAGTCGACGACGAGCATAGCTTCAATGATGTACTAGACAACTATAAGAAAGAAAATCCACAATATTTTGGAGATACAATAGTTAAGAAAGTACAAAGCTCACCAAGTTTAAATGGTGGAACACCTCAAGCACCAACTACTAATGATATTATGAACAATATTTTACGTAGTAGTGCAAAATAAGGGAGTTAATACTTACTAATCATAGAGGCTAGAAGGATTTAGTAAATATGATAACTAGAAATGACGCAGACGCTCTAATTGAAACTCAAGTTGCTAACGAAATATTTGAGGGTACAATAAGACGTTCCAAAGCATTACAATTATTTAGACGTTTACCAAATGCTACAAGTGATAAAACTAAATTAAGAATTTTAGACTCATTACCAGTAGCTTACTTTGTAGACGAAACTGAAAATAATGGTAGAAAAAACATATCAAAAATTGCTTGGGACAAAAAATTTATTAATATTGCAGAATTAGCAGTAATTGTTCCAATAAAAGAAAACGTATTAAATGATAGCTCAATAGATATTTGGGCAGAAGTAAGACCAAGAGTTGAAGAAGCTTTCGCTAAGAAAATCGACAACGCTATGTTCTTCGGTGTTGATAAACCAACTGAATGGAGAGCAGGTTTAGTACCATCTGTAGTAGCAGTAGGTAAAGAAGTAACTGAAACAGGAAAACTATATAGCGATATAAACAATGTTATGACAGAAGTAGAAGAAAGTGGTTATGAAGTAAATGGACTTATTGGTGGCGTTGGTCTAAAAGGTAAATTCCGTATGATGACAGATACTACTGGACAACCATTAAATACTACTGAAATTGGTTCTGTAAGACGTGAATTTATGGACAATGGTGTTTGGGACAAAAATTTATCTACATTAATTGCAGGTGATTTTAGCCAAGCAGTATATCAAATTAGACAAGATATAACTTACAAAGTTTTAACAGAAGCAGTTATTCAAGACCCTAGCGACGGAAGTATTTTATACAACCTTGCTCAAGACGATATGGTGGCCTTAAGAGTAGTGATGAGGTTAGGTTGGGAAATACCAAACCCTGTTAATGCTTTAGACGAAACAGAAACACGTTTCCCATTTGCAAGTTTAAAACCAGAAGGAACAACTAGTTTATAGTTAAAGGAGGGCATTTATGGAATTTAGTGGACAATACCTAACTTACGAGGATTATAAGTCTTTAGGTGGCACTTTAGACATAATGCCTTTTAATATATTAGAGTTTGAAGCTAGAAAAAGAATAGACGCAAGAACGCAAAATAGATTAAAGAATATAGAAGAGATACCACAAGAAGTAAAGATGTGTATGTACGCTATTATGAACACAATAGAAAGTTCTGTAATAGAAAATAAAAAAACTAGTGTAGCTAGTGAAAGTATAGATGGGTACTCCGTTACATATCTTTCCCCTAGTGAAGTATCACAGGCGATTGTTACGAAATCAAACGAGATTGAAGATTTAATGTTTTCCTATTTGTTAAATGTAATAGTTAATAATACGCCACTTTTATATTTAGGAGTTAAGTAATGGTAACTAATAATAGTTTGACATTATATCATAAGACGATTAATGATGAACACTTAGAAGTATGGACAAGATATAACTATGACAGAGTATGGATTTTCGGTGGACAAGGAAGTTCTACTAATAAAGGTTTACAATATGTTAATAATATAAAAATACGTATTCCCTATCAACTAAATAAAATAGATATAAACAATATTGCTATAGGAGATTTACTTGTAGAAGGCAAATTGAATATAGACATAGAAAGTCAAGAAGACTTAACTAACCATAACGTATATTTACTTACTAGCATAACGAATAACACTTTTGGTAGCACTCCACACGTACACTTGGAAGGAAAATAATGTATTTAAAACCTGTTAATGTTATTGAAGTAGAACTAGGACTTGATGATAATGGTCAAGCTCAAAAGTTCTTTACAGATACTTGTAGAAATCATATGGACAAATACGTTCCAATAGACACAGGCGATTTAAGAAGTAATGTTATAACAACTTCTCATACAATCACTTACGCCAGTCCTTATGCTCATTATATGTATGAAGGCAAAGTGATGGGACCAAATATACCTCTTACAAGAAAAGGAGTAAGCGAGCCTATTGGGTGGTTTTCTCCTAAAGGAAAACCCAAACACTATACAGGAGCTAACATAAATTATAAAAAAGCAGGAACAGGCGACCATTGGGACAAACGTATGGTATCGGCAGAAATAAAACAAGTAATAGCAGAAGTACAAGCATTTATAGATAGAGGTGCTAAATGACATATCAAGATAAAAGAATAACTAAATTAAGAACATATTTAATAGGTGTTTTAAACTCTCTTACTCAAAATACCAAGTATGAGCTTAATGCCAATAATTTAGCAAGTGATACAAACAACTTTTCACTTGATAAAATACCAATGCAAAAAACTATCAGTAAATGGATAATAGGCACTAAAATACAAAGAGATGTATACTCTTTTAGAAGTAGATTGTCTTATTCTCAAGATACAATTACTAACTTAAAAAATATGGGCTTCTTTGAAGACTTTGAAGCTTTAATAGACTCTAATAATAAGAATGGCATTTTGCCTGAAATAGATAACATAAAAAGTATCGAGTGCTTGAATTGTGCAACAATGAACTACGCAGAAACAAATACGGCAGAGTTCGATATACAAATACAAATTACATATTTGGAGGAATAATGAAAGTAATAGCTAATAAAAACTTTATTTTAAATGGTACTACCTATTTAAAAGACGAAGAAGTAAAAATAGACAATATAAAGCAAGTTTATAAATTAAATGAGTTAGGCTATATTAAACCTTTAAAATATGACGAAATAATTAAATTAGAAAGAGAATTAAATAAGGACAAGGAGGAAAATGTATGGACATAGATTATACTCCATCAGGAATTGAAGAGATTATAACAAAAGAGTTTGTTAGATTTTTAGATACAACTCCATCTACAAACAATCCAACTTGGGCAGTAGTAGGTGTCGGTGTTGAAGACGGAAACGCAAATATCGAATACAACCCTCAAGTTGATAGAACTAAATGGATTATAGACAAAAATGCAAGAACTAAACACTCTTCTAATGACAAGCAAATGAGTGTTACTCAAAATTGTCATAAAGGCGACCCTGAATTTATTTTCGTTGAGAAAGCTAGAGATGTGTTGGGTTATAAATCTCATATATTAGAAATTGATACTTGGGAAGGAACTAGTGGAAATTATCCTAGTAAAATGTCAGATTGTACTATAGCAATCAATACTTATAGTGGTGATACTATTGAATATACAATTTATTTTGATGGCGACCCTGTAAGTGGAACATCTTCCATAACAAACGGCGTTCCAACTTTTACACCAACGGCAAGTTTATAAAAACCTTTTAAGGTGGGTGAAATAAATCACCTACCTTATTTTTTATGATAGAAAGAGAGATTATAAAATGACAGAAAATTTTATAAATTTAAAAAAAGATAATGTTTTAAGATTAGGAATTAAAGATAGCGAAGGAAACGATACAGGAAACTTTTTAGAGTTTGACTTAGAAGACGCTTCTCTATTGCTAAGATATAATGAATTATTAGAAAAAGATAAAAAAAATAGAATATGGATTAATAATCAATTATTAATCATAAGTAAGAAAGAAGACCATAAAGGAAAAAAACTATTAAGTTCTAATGAACAAGCAGAACTGGAAGCTATAAATGAGTTTTTTAAAAGAGAAAAAGAAGTATTAGATATGTTTCTAGGAGAAGGTGGAGTTGACAAATTACTTAATGGTAGAAAAATGGGTTGGACTTCATTAAACGAAATAAGCGAAATAATTAACAAACAAATAGCACCTTATTTTAGTAAAGCTATGGATAGTATTGCCAAGAAAGTTAAAGAGTCATACAAAATAGCTACAGAAGAAGATGTGATTTAATGTACCCTGAATACGTAAGAGTAAAAGATAAAAAATATAAAATAAATACATCTTATAAAATAGCTTTAAAATGTAATGAAATAGCAGAAAACGATAGCATTGACGATATAGAAAGAGCGTTAGCTATTGTATATGTGTTGTTTGGAGAAGAAGCACTAGACGATAAAGAAAATAGAGAAGAATTAATAGAAAAAGCAAAATTGTACTTATCTTGTGGAATAACAGAAACTAACGACTCTAACGAAGAGAAAGATATGGATTTTAAACAAGATATGCCATATATAAAAGCTTCATTTATGAGCGATTATCATATCGACTTAAATAGTACAGATATGCACTTTTGGGAGTTCTACGAGCTTATAAATGGTCTTTCTAATAGCGAAATGGGTAATTGTTGCGTATTAAATAGAATACGAAACTTGAGAAACTTTAAATTATCAGATATTAAAGACCCTGTAGAAAGAGAAAAAATAAGAAAAGCAAAGCAAAGAGTTGCATTAAAGAAAACAAAGAAGAAAGTACACCAAACAACAGAGCAAAAAAAGAGTGCTATGGAATTTTATAAAGAATTATATAGAAAGGAGTAGCTTATGGACGGATATATTACAATAGGTACTAAATTATCAACAAAAGATTTAGAAAACGATTTAAAAAACCTAAAAAAAGATTTAACTAATATAGAAAAGCAAAATAAAATATTATTAAAAGCTAAAGTAGAAGCAGAAACAGATATATCTAATATAGAAGAAGGAAGAAAAGCATATGAGTCTTTATTAAATGAGTCTTTAAGTATGGCAACTTCTCAAGAAGAAATAAATCAAATAATGGAAGATAATAAAAGCATTATAGATTTTTGGAACGCAGGATATGAAAAAGCTCAGGAAAATTTAAAAGATATAAACGATAAAATAAAAGCTAATGCTACTGCCGAAGAGTTAGTTAAAAACAAAATAGCGGAAACTAATCAAGAATTGCAAAAACAACAAAATACAGAAAACATAAACAACGGACTAAAAAGTATTATATCTAATGTAACTAAATGGGGACTAGCTTTAATTGGTATACGTGGAGCTTATAGTATGATAAGTAGAGCTATGAGTACACTATCACAACAAGACGAAAACTTGAGAAATCAAATAGAATATATACAATGGGCGTTAGCTAAAGTAGTCGAGCCGATAGTCAGGTTTATACTAGATATAGTTATAGAAATTATGGGTTATGTAAATCAAATATGGAGAACATTATTTGGAAAAGACTTATTTAAAGGACCACAAGAGTTTGCAAGTTCTATGAAGTCTGCTAGTAAAAGTGCTAAAGAAATACAGAAATATTTAGCAGGTTTTGACGAAATGAACATATTAGGAAACAATACTCAAGCTTCTGCAGGAACAGGACTTAGTGGTAGAGGAGCAGGTGCCCCACCTAAAAATAACGAAAAACCAATAGCTAAAGGAATAGAGTTTTTAAAAGAAAAAGTTGAAGAATTAAAAACTAATACAGAAGACGCTTTAGACTCAATAAATAATCCCGAACAATATGATAGAGCTTATGGTCCTTTTGGAGGATTGGTACGTAGTGCAGTAGAAACTAATGCAGGTATATCTAAGGCTTTTTTAGGAGCAGGTGGTACTTTTAAAAGTGTAATAAAAATGGTACACGGCTTCTTTACTCAAAATGAGGACGAATTAATAGAAGGCACTAAAGGAATATCAAGAAATTTACTAGAAACTGCAAAAGGATTAGGACACGGAATAAAAGGTTTTGTCTTTGAAATGCCTTTTGAAGCAGGTAAATTAGTAGGCAATTATCTTTTAAAAAATATAAGTAAAGTAAATGAGGGAGTTAAATTATTCACAAAAGACGCAAGTAGAAATATCGGTAGAGTATTTAGTATATTCAAAACAAATAACAAAGATATAAATACAGGAATTAATACTTTGTATGATAGTACAATAGGAAAATTAAAAAATATATTTGGTTTTAGTAAAAAAAGCATAGACGAAACAGGAAAATCAACACAATCGCTAGCAAGTAAGCTAATGGAACAAGCAGGACTAGTAGAGAAATCAACAACGTCTTTAGGTAGCAGACTTCTACAAGTAGGAGAAGGCATAAGAAATGGAACTATAAGAACTAGTGAAGATATTAAAAACATTTTAAACCCAACGCTTGAAGGAACTAAAAACACTTTAAAAGGTGTTGGTAGTGAAGCAACAAATGTAAGTACACAAGCTAGTAACGGAATAAATAAAGTTGGTGGAGCAGGCACTTCTGTATCACAAACTTTAAGTAATGTAATAAGCAAAGCTAAAGACTATGCTGATAGTATATTAAAGTCTACTGATAATGGATTGAGTCAAGTAGGTAAAAAAGCTACTTCTGTAAGTGCAGAAGTAACTAACGCACTAAGTAAATCTAATGGAGAAAAAGCAGGTAAAGGTTTTGCTAGTGGTTTAGTAGAATTTTTAACTAGAGGATTTAATTTATCAATAGACAGAATTAATGAATGGCTAACAAGAATTAAAGGTATAAAATTTGAGTTTGCAGGACATACCTTTAATTTAGCTTTACCACAATTAAAGAGAATAGGACTAGCTAAAGGAACAATATTAAATAATCCTGGTCGTGGTGTACCTATTGGAAACGCTATAGCAGGAGAAGCAGGAAGAGAAGCCGTTTTGCCGTTAAGTGATAGTAGACTTCTTGAAGAGCTAGGCTCTACTATAGGACGTTACATAACAATTAATTTAACTAACGTAACAGAGTTAGACGGAACTACTATAGCTAGAAAAATGAAGAACCTAACTAATAACGATAACTTTTTAAGGAATAGGTGATGATATGTATATAAATAAAAACTCACTAATTATAGACGGAATTAATATGGGACAATATGTTTCGGAAGTTGAATACGGATACAATAAACTTTGGAGTAATGATAGTGGAAGAAACTTAGCAGGTACTCAAACAGGTACACTTATAGGAATATTCCCTAAATTAAAAGTAACATTTAGAGAACTAACACAAGCAGAGCTAGAATATTTAACACCTACTTTAGATAATGCTACACAAAGCGTAACGTATTATGACCCTAGAAAAAGAGCTAACTATACAATGTCAACGTATACAGGCGATTGGGCTACTACTAATAAAAACATCTTTTCAAACGTAGCTACGGCAAATGAGTCTTTTCAAATTAGTTTTATAGCTAGAAGTAGGAGGACATAATGAAGCAAGTAAGCAATAAATATAAAGAACAAATAAAAGAGTTAGGTAGAGAAATAGACTCTATAATAACTTATTACAATCATTATAAATTTATAACAGAAGATAATCAGTACATTTTAACAGAAGACGGGCAAAAGATATTAACAGAACAAATTACAAGTGATAGCGTAGTAGAAATAAGAGCAGAAGATATTTACAACGAAAAGCTTATAACTCACGGAGATATACTATCTACAATGATGAAAGAGTTTGACTTTGAAGTAAGACAAGATATGCAAGTAGGTAGTATAGTAAATTTAAAGTTTGGACTTAAAGTTAATAACGAATACGAGTATATAGACTATGGCGACTTTATAGTAAATCAAAAAGAATATAAAGAAGATACTAAGACTTATTCTTATAAAGCTTATGACTTTATGCTACTAACTATGACACCATTTAAAGCTCCTGATTTAAGCTTAGTACCAGGCGAATATACAATATATGATTTATTTGATTATATATGCTCATATTGTCATTTAAACAATGGAGTAGAGATGTTTGCTAATAGTGAAAGACAATACTACGATACTAATTCTTTGGAAGAGTTAGGCTATACAAACAGAGATATACTAGACTTTATAAGTCAAATAAGTGGAAGTTCTATAGTTGTTAATAATAAGAACATAGAAGTTTTAACACCTACAGAAGTATCTAATAACTTACCAAAAGAATATACTCAGGTTGAATATATAGATGTTTCTGCTAGTGCATATATAGATATAGGCTTTCCTATGCAAAGTGATTTTAGAGTTGAAGGCAAAGTAAGTGGAATAAAACACCAAACAAATGATAGATATATAATTGGTGAATTTCCTGGCTATTTAGCTCACGCAATATATGGAGCAAATTCTCATTTTAAAGTAGGAAGATACGGGAATAATTGGGTAGATACTAACTATAGTCTTATTGATAATGAAGTATTTACTTTTGATACAAAAATAACACCAACAATAGAAGTCAATATAAATAATGAAAATGTATATAACAACCCTAATATTTCGAATAATTTTACAAGTGAATATAACGGAGCATTATTTACATATAGATATAAAGGAAATGTATTATCTATTTATGCGTTTGTAGGCAAATGCTATTATGTTAATATTTATGACGCAAATGGAACTCCTTTAAGAAAGTTTGTACCTTGTATAAAAAATAGTAATAATGAAGTTGGTATGTATGATTTAGTAAGCGATACTTTTTATGGTAATAATGGTACAGGAGTATTTACTGCAGGAGCTAAAGTGGTAGTACCTTTCAACGAAGAATACTTTAAAGATACAAACGTAAACTTTAATAAAGTATATGGCCCTATTAATTCTATTCTATTCTCACGTAGTGAAGATACAGATGTGATAGAAATAAAAGACGAAGAGTCTATAAAAGAAAATGGCGTTACTCAAATTAAAATTAAAGACAATCCTTTCTTAGAAGGTAACGATAGAAGCGACTACCAAGAAGAATTATTTGAAATGTTAAATGGACTAACTTATTCTTTAAATGATTTAGACTCTATAGGTATTACTTATTTAGACTACTACGATAAATACAAAGTACAAATAGGTGAAAACACTTACGATTGTTTAATGTTAAATGACGAAATAATTATTAATCAAGGCTTAGAAGAAAAAATATTTACAGAAGAATACGAAGGCACCACTCAAGAATATAGAACTAGTAGACTAAGCGATATAGACCAAAAATGGGCTAATATACAAGTAAAAAAAGATATAGGAGAAATAAACTTGGAAGTAGGTAAAAAAGTAAATGGTGATGAGATTATAAGTGCTATAAACTTATCTCCTGAACAAGCAACAATAAACTCTAGTAAAATTAGTTTACGAGGAAAAGAGATAAACTTAACAAGCGATACAATAAACATAGCAAGTAATAATTTTAGTGTAGACAATGCAGGCAATATGACTTGTAATGGAGCTACGGCTAATAACTTAAATGTTAATGGTGGAAGTATTAATTTAACAACATCAGGAAGCACGGCTAAATTGATATTACAAGACGCAGAAACCCCTACTTGTAAATTGCAACAAAGTGCAAGAAGAATAAGATGGGTTGGCTTAAATAACGGGCAAATTGATATATGGAACGCTACCTCATCACCATCAATAGCCCTTGCAGATGGTAGCAATACATCTAAAGTTATTTCCTTATCTCCTTATGGAGTTACTTTTGACCAAGGGACAAGAAGAGCAGTAGAAACAAGCTCCGACGCTCTTGTATCTATAATAAAATTTATATATGAGTCTAGCTCATACGTTGAAATAACAACAAGCTATGGAACATATGGAATAAGCGTTTGGGCTTCCGATAAAAGATTAAAGAAAAATATAAAAAACACTTCTATAAATGCTCTTAATGTCATAAATAAAATAAAGCATAAAGAATTCCAATATAAAAACAATGATAAACTTATCCCTATTGGATATATTGCAGATGAACTAAAAGAAATAGACGAAAACTTAATTGTAGAAGTAGGAGAAGAAAAATTAAAGCAACCAAACGAAACTTACATTATACCTTTATTGAGTAAAGCTATACAAGAACAACAAGAGCAAATAAACGAATTGAAAATAGAAATAGAAAAACTAAAAGAAAGGATTGATAACAAATGATTGAAGACGGAGTAAAAATAAGTGAACTTACAGAAGCTTCTACTATTAACGATAGCGATT